GCGCCAGTCATATCAGTAGCATCTGCCATTTCTACTCTTGCTGTATCTAAATCATTGGCTACTTCATTCTGCAATTCTGGAACATTGGCTGCCAACATATCGATATATGCTTGTGGGTCATCTACTCCTTCAGCCTTTTCAACAAGATTTGTAGCAACTTTATCACCTGCTCTTCCACCAAAGAACCCACCAAGAACTGCACCAATGACACCACCAACAGCAGTTCCGATTACAGGTATAACTGAACCAATAGCGGCACCAGTAGCGGCACCTGCAAAAGCACCACCTGCTCTTCCAACTGAACCTGCCCTATTACCTTTCATTGATTGTTCAGCAGCTGCAAACTCATCTGCGGTCATTGGTCTTAGACCTGCCTCTGGGTCATTTGGGTCAACAGGCATTATAGGTGTGCCTGCCTCATAAGCTTGTTTTATTTTATTGAATTTCTTTTCATTACTGGTTGCATCGATGGCGCCTTCAGCTACAGCACCTACAAGTGGTATTCTTTTTAAAACTTGTTTCGATACATTCTTGGCACCTGAAGCAACTTTAGCAGCTGTTGATTTTGGAGGTGATGGCGGTTTTGATGGTTTCTTCTCAAAGAATCTTCCTATACCTGGAAGCTTTGCGAGACCAGCTCTAAGACTACTAAACATTGAGGTAACTTTCTTAACTATTACATCACCTGCTTTGGCAATACCTGCAAACGGAGCATCAGCGAACTCATCGATTTGAGATTTAAGATATGCAAATGTTGCTCCAAGAGCGGCAATTTTTAAGAAAGTAGGATTCAACAACAAGTTCATTGTCATTCTAAAGAGACTAAAGGCTTTTTCTTTCATAGTCTTAAACGCAAAGTAAGCCTTTTCTCTTGCCATTCTAAAGGCGTGATACTTACTTAAACCTTTCTCTCGCATTGCATCATATTTCTCATCAATCTCACGAAGTCTTTCGTTTCTTCTTTCCTCTGCATCATTCTTATCAGCTGCAAATTGCATTGTTCTAAATGATACTTCATCCATTTTGTCTTCTTTGGCTTGTTTAAAACCTTCGCTTGATATGGTACGCATATCAAGACCACCATCTTTTCTTGCACCTTTGCCTTGTATAGCATTACTTACAATCTTAAATATATTTTGATAAATTTCTGGAACAAAATTTACGAATTGAACATCAACTTCTGGTAATTCTGCCGATGACTTTTTAAGATTTGCTTCAGCTGCTGTTATATCAGCGTCGGCTTTCAATAATTCTTCATCACTTTCCTTTTCGGCCTCTCTTTCAGCCTTTATGGTTCTCTCGGACTTACCAAAAAGAGGTGTAAGAAGAAACTTTGCAAATTTAGTTATACCTAATATAGATGCCCTTAGACTACTTGTAAATAAGAATACAGCAGCTTTTGCTTTTCCAAAAGTGTCTTTTATCGTGTTAAAAATAGGACCAAATTCACCAGTTCCTTGGGTAAGTTTCCCAAAGTTGGCTTTTACTTTACTTGTTGCATCTTCTAAGTTACCTAGATTGCCGACCCAATTTCCAAAGTCCATTTTGACAGCTTCAAATTTATCTAGAGTTTTTAAAAATGCATTTCTTTCTTTTTCTCTTTCTTGCGCCTCTTCTGCTCTAACTTCCTCTCCTGTTCTTGCAACATCAACATTCAAAGAAGCCATGTCGGCAGTTTTCTTTGTGTTGTCAGAAACGGAGTCTAAGTTCTTAGTCTTAGTCCCACCTGCAATCAAACTTGTTTGAGTATCTAATTTTTTACCAGATTCATCTTCGAGACCATGAAAAAGGTTCTCGTTCATAGATTTGATTTCTTCTTTTATCGCTGATTGAGCTTCAATAAGAGCGCCCAATAACATTTGGTCAACATTATTGGTATTGATTGTTGGTAAAGCTGGTTTTGCCATTTAATTATTTATCCTATTTCTTGTCGCCAAACGCTCTTCCTGCTTCTGATATTCCAAATGCACCAAGTGTCACTACAACAAATGATGTATAGATTGTTTCAGAAACTTTTAGGTCTATATCCCATACTAATGCTGTGACAAGGTCTGTAATACCGAAACACATCATTAAGAAGAATGATATAAAACCTATGATAGCCTTTTCGTTCAAGTCATTTGAATCTAAAAATAAGTCGATGAATTTTCTTTTAGGAGGTTCAACTCCTTCTTTTAATTTTCTTGCATCATCTTTAAGTTGTTTGATTTGGTCTTCTTGTTCATCTAATTGGTCCAAAAGGGCCATATACTTATCCAAATCAATTTCGACTTCATTTCTATCTCTATCTCTTCTAGCCATTATTTTCTCCTGTTTGCAAGAGCTTTCTGCCGCTCTTTCTCTTCTTCAAGATACTGCATTAACAACTTAATGTAAATATCCCTTTCCCATGGAATCATGCCTTCGATATCAGATAACGAATACTTATGATGTTGCATTAATTGAAAGTTTGCTGAGTAATAATTATGCAAACTGTCATGTGAAAGGGCTACTAAAAAAAACTTTGTAAACCCGAAAGAACATTCAATGATGTCTTTTCACATTTGCTACATTTGTATTCTATTTCTTTTCTCAATGCAGGCATTGATTCGAAATACTCACTAATCTTTTCGAATTGAGATACAGTTAGACTTTCGACAAACTCATCGATTTCTGAATTTCTGTAATCTGCCATCTCATAGATATTTTCATCATCATATATTCTTACCATGCAATTTCTAAGGATAGGCTTAATCATTTCTGCATCGTCTTTTCCTTCTAGTTCGTATACAAGTTTTGATGGTGCTGGTTTGAGTTCTATTACTAGATTATCATTTAGTTCAACTTTGTTGTCTTTCATTTTTGAAAGGTCAACTTCGATTTCATCTAAATTCATATCTACATACTCTATACCATCACACGGTTTATGTAAACATACTAAAGGAACCTGCGCTGTCTCTCCAACTGATTTAGTTCTTATTTTTAAAAACAAGTATTCTAAATCAACTAAAGGAAGTTTTTCAGCCTTTACTTTTCCTTCTGTCACTGCATGAATTAATTTCATAATTGCATCAAAAATTTGACCTTGGTCTTCACTCTCTCTCGCAACTAACAAATGATTTTGTTCTTTTACAAGAAAGGGTCTATACTCAACTTCAATATCTGATACAGGTAAGACACACTTATAAGTTGGTGCCTTCTGAATTGGTAAACCCATAATATAGTTTCTCCTAATTAATCAAAGATTCCGCCTAGTTTTGCCAGACGGTCATTGAATCTTGTCAGCGTATCATTCGCCTTATTACCACCTTTCTTTAGATTAGTGATAGACGATAACGCATCTAAGAATCTTCTTCCTTTATTTATACCACTTACAGGATTCGGATTTGAGTATTCCGATTCCCATGTTCGAAATGCAAAGGTACATTCGAATCTCATTAATTGGTCAGTAGCATCAGCCGATAACTCCATAGGTGCAAACGAAACTGGATATGCTTCGTGTATTCTATATTGCAACGACCTCTTATCTGACCTGGTAATCTGTTTAATTACAATCTCACCAATATACTCATTATAGTATGCGAATTGTGGATTGATTGAACTTCCTCTTGTCTCTCTTTTTCCAATTTTTGCAGCTGTGTCTTTATTAAACTCAGCGATATCTCGTGCAGCTGATTCTAATAATTCACGCCTTTGTTGTTTTTCTTTATTGTCTCTTGCTGGACCTACAGATTCATTAATAGATTCGCCACCAAATATTGCCTCTTGCCATGCTTCGATTATAAATCTATCAGCAAAAGATGAATCACATACAAATGTGAAACTAACTTCTTGACCATCCATTCCTACATTAAAGGGAATCTTTCTTATTGGTCCATATTCAGAAACATCGCCAGTCTCTAATTGTCTTCCTGGTAAAGATGCAGTAATACATCTTACTCCTTCTAGTGTCAACCCTAAAGGCGGACAATAAAAATCTACTGTATATCTGTTTGGTCTTGCGCCTTGGTCAAATTGATATCTTAAACTATCAATACTTAATCTGTCTGCCATTAGTTAAAACTCCTAATTGAATCTTGATAAACTTCTCTTTTACTTGCCTTTTCAAATTGTCCGACTGGTAACATTGATATGATATCCCAATAGTCTGGTATAATTTCTAATGCCTTTCCTTCTATATGAGTAGTTAAGTATCTCTTATAACAAGGTTTAAAAAACTTTAATTGTGAAACGCCTTGTAGTAAATTATAAGTCATTCTAATCTTTGTTCTCATACTATCGTCATCAACATCATCGTCTAATACGATAAAGTCATACAACTTACTTAAAAGTCTTACACGATATCTTGGTGGTAAATAGTGTAGATTCAAACCTGTAAAACCATCTTGATTGATATCGAGTATTAATACTAGTGGAAATCTATCGTAGTAAGGTAACTTTTCTTTAGTTTTAGGGTCATAAAAGAATGTATACATTCTTCCTTCAAGAAATCTTTTTGCTTTGTTTAAAGTTCCTAGTTCTCTTTTGTAAAATGCTTCACTAGATACCTTTATATTTCTGACCCTTGTCCTAAAAAACTCTAGTGCTTCTACAGACCTTTCTCTTTGTTGAGATGGTGTTTCTTTCTGTAAACGCTCTAATAGACTTTCCATTGCCTATTATTTATGTCATTTGCTATAGATTACAAAATTTTCTTTTTCGATTCTGGTGACAGAATCAGGATAAAGTTGGAGAAGCTGAATCAAATCCCCTTCGGTAAAAACATAATCATTTTTACACTCAATTATTACACCAGGTGTATTCTCATGCACATCAACACGGCGAACCCAAGGTTGCACTTCTGGTTCGCAGCTTCCTACTAAAACGGGACGCAGAAAGTCAAACATCTCACGAATCTTCTGAACAGAACCTACAATGTCTTTTCTTTCTTCTTGCATATGCATTTCAATAAGTTTACCATCAACATTAGCGGCAAAGATTTGTTTATCTTTTATATCAAACACTTTTCGCCATTGTTCATATGTTAAAGGTTTCTTATCAGTAAAGGTGTTATTAGTATCCCACATAATGATTTTTTCGTTTCGTGCTTTCAAAAACCAAAGTGCATGGACACGAGACATGCCTGGATGCACGAACATATGTTGTCCTTCGATGATACCTTGAATCGTAGAATGTAGACCTACTGTTCTGTATTGGTCAACTAGATACATTATCTTACAACAGTGATATGTGTTGTTATGTCTCTCAGTTGCAGTCATATCTGTATGATTGTCCATGTTCATCTCATCATCATTTATACCTACAATGAGTGATTGCACCCAATCTAAAAGGCGTTTATCATTATATCTTGTATTGTTTTCACCTATTAGATTCTTCTCTTCACATTCACCTAGTGTAAGAAGATACGGTGGGTGTTTCTTTGCAATATGATTGAAGTGTTCTATCAATTCAGTTTCTTCTTCTGGTTTTTCTGATATATGAAAGTGTTTGAATACATCATACTTACTATCGTCTTTAGTGAACATTGTTTAAAAACTCCTCTACTTTTTTTAAATCTTCGATTGTATCTACGGAAAGACCTTCGTCTTCTACTTCGACCATATTGACTGCATAACCATTTTCAATGTATCTCAACATCTCTACTGATTCTGCCTTTTCATTATCACCTACTAATAGACTAGGAAATATTTCTAACATGTGTCTATCGAAACAATATAAACCTAGTTGTTGTTTGAATGATGTTTGTTCTTTTTGTTGATATGGTATAGGTAATCGTGAATAGTATATTGCATTACTATTCATATCAGTGATAGTCTTGACTACATTCTTGTCTTGCAGTTTGTCATCGTTGTTTACATAGACATATGCATTTGATACACCATTACGATGTTCACTTATAAGTCTATCTACTGCATCTGGATTGAGAAGTGGTTCATCACCTTGAATGTTTACAAAGATATTACCGTCTAGCAGCTCGAGTGCTTTCGCACATCGGTCTGTTCCACTTCGCACATCATCTTCTACTACAATACATCTCATCTCATTCTTTGAACAGTAATCAACTATTCTATCATCGTCTGTAAGAACAACAACTGTATCTAATTGTTTGACTTGACACGCTAAGTCATATACTCTTCGTATCATAGGAATGCCATTGATGAGTGCTAAGGGTTTGCCTTCGAATCTTGACGAAGACCATCTTGCAGGTATAAGACCTACGGTAAGATTAGTTGTTCTATCTGGTCGACTGAGTGTTCGCATTTCACTTTTCCATATCCATAGTTTGCGTGTATAAAATCAATACCTGCTCTGTGAGCTGCCCAATAGTCTACTTGCATATCTCCAATATAGACTGCATCTTGTGGGTCAATATTCATCATTGCAAGACAAAACATTATCTGGTCAGGTGCAGGTTTACCTCTAAGACCAGTCTTTGGACTTACAACATAATCAAACTCAATATCTAATTTATCTAATATGAGTCTAGTTCTTTCAGCAGTCTTAGATGTGACCACTCCTAGTTTTGCATGTTTCTTTAATTCTCTAAGTGTATCTTCAACACCAGGATAAAATTCAAGACAATATTCCATAAGTTCGATAGATGCTTTATCATATGTGTGTTTGATTGCATCATGATTGTCTTCAATGCCGATTACTTTCAATATATCTCTAAACGGCATGCCAATGTGTTTGAAATATTCTTCGAATGGTTGAGTTAGTTTGTGTTCTAACTCACATATGTTCCATGATTGTTCCATCATGTGTTTCGAGTCGATTAGAACTCCGTCTAAATCGAAAATGTATGCTTTCTTCACTTTTTAGGTACTAAATGTTCCTCTGTTAAAATTCTAAAACCTAGTTTTCTGTCTTTGCAGAACTCTTCAGCGGCTTTAAACTTCGCTTGGTTAATTATATAGGTGTTCACTTCACCGAGATATCTCTTAGTCTTTCTCTTAGGTTCTTTCGGTGGCGAAAGATGTCTCTTTGGTTTGACTTCGATGATTTCACGAATGATTTTTCCACTACTATTCTTATATTTTATAAAAAAATCGGGAAAATATCTATGGACTTTTTTGTCTAAAGGCGATTTATAGGGTATTATTATCTCTTCACTGCCCCATTCGAGAATATTTGGGTTATTATCGCAATAAACCATAAATCTTCTCTCCCAAAGTGACCTATAAAACACATTTGTAGGGTCTCCTTTGTATTTTTTGTAATTCTTCGGTTTGAACCTTCCACTATATGACATAAATAACTGTATCAATCTTAATATTAGGACTATTTATGGCGTATATCGATAAACTACTCAACAAGTTCAACAAAGCAAAACAGAAAATTAATAGTTTAAAAGGTATTCAAGCGAAAATACAATCAATTAACTATACAACTGCTATTGATGCATTGGGTGAATCGAAAGCTGAGGCAGAAAAACTTTTAGAGAGTAGAAGAAACACTTTACAAGAGGGTTTAGGTGCAAGAAAGATTGGTCAAAACTACGCAAAGAAACCACCAAAGGTAAGAGGCAACGATTTAGTCTATCCTTACTACGACCAACTAGAAAATTACATAGTTTTTTTAAGTAGACCTAGAAGACAAAGAGGAAGTGTGCAAGCGGAAGTTCACAAAGAGAGACAAGTTGCACTCTATGTGCCTGATACACTTATATCACAATCAACTGTAACCTATACGGCAGATGGCGTAAGTGATATCGCAAGGGCATTAGACCAAGTCATGGAAGGATTTAAGAAAGGACTAGGAGATGGTTTTGCTGCCATGGGAGAACAGGCAAATAAAAACATGACTAAGTTTATACAAACAGCACAGAACAAAATTACAGGTGGTTTTTCAAACCTAAAAGCTGGTCGTGCAAAGAACCCATTACAAGAACAACAACTTACTGGTCTTCCTTTTAGGTCATGGGACTTTACATTCGATTTCTGGCCTAAATCAAAAGAAGAAGCTGCAAAAGTAAATGAAATCATTTATGTGTTTAGGTCTTCAATGTTACCAGATGCATATTCAGAAGCTCTTTCAATGGACATTACACCAGGAGATATTATAGGTGGTGAAGATGATGACAAGTTTTTGGAAATCAAAGACAAAGTAAAAGATGTAGAAGTCAACGCAAGTTATTTTAATTATCCAAATATCTTTGAGATTTATTTTGAAGGTCCTTTAGGAAATAAAATAGATGGCTTCTTGCCTGCTGTTTGTGCAAACGCACAAGTAGACTATACAGGTGGTCAAAAGTTTTCAACATTTTCAGATGGTCAACCAGTTCACATACAATTAACACTAAACTTCCTAGAGATTAAGACTATGACTCTTGGCAACTACGAGGCAATCAGAGCAGGCGGAAAAGGTAACTTAGATGACCAGTCTATTCTCGATAGACAAAGTAGAACAGGTGTATACGATGACCCACCAAAAGGCGAATAAAGATGGCAGATAAATATTTTTCAAATTTTCCAGAGATACAGTATCAATTAGATGACGGTAAAGTTGTTTACATTAAAGACTTCTTTCGTAAGTCTAAATTAGAACAAGAAGCTGTAAATGCAATTATATCATATAACTTATATGAAATACCAGAAGGCGATAGACCAGATGTCACGGCTGCCAAACTTTATGGCAATCCTGATTTGCATTGGACATTTTTCTTAGTGAATGATATTGAGAACTACTATGATTGGTATAAAGACCAACAAACATTTGAACGATATATAAACAAGAAATATCCAGGTCAATTAGCAATCGCAAGTCAATCAACAGATATTGTCGCAAGAAAAACAACAGTATCAGATACAACAAATAAGTTTCTACTTGGTGAAAAGGTAACAAGTGCATCAGGAGAAGGAAGAGTTATTTTAGTTGAACCAGAAAAGAATCGTATTGCAATTGACGGAAAAGGATTTGTTGCAAACGAAACTATAACAGGTAAAGTTTCAACTAAGTCATTTGTGCCAACATCAGTAATCAATCATAGAGATGGTGTTGCGTATTATAAAAAAGATAATCTAAGAAGAAATTCAGAAACATCTGGTTACACAAAGGTTACCATGTATGATGATGAATATGATAAGAACGAAGAGAAGAGAAAAATAAAAGTCATTTCACCTGCTATAATTGATAGAATAGTGAAGAGATTTGAAAAAGTAATGAGGTCATGAGTAGAGATGTTCAACAAGGTGAACTTGTTGTCGACACTTTAGCAATAGCAAACTTAGAACAAGAATCTATTGACATACAAGCGTTGACATCAAATATAACCATATTCGAAGCAATCGATAAACCCTTTTTGTCAGGTCGTTTAACATTGGTTGATGGTCTTAATATAGTTAAGAACTATAGACTTACTGGTCAAGAATCTCTTACAATGAGAATCAGACAAGCAGAAGGAACAGGTGAGTATTCAACACCTGAATTTTCAATCGAAAAAACTTTTAGAATATACAGTATAACTGATGTAAACAGAACTAAACAAAATATGCAACAATATGTAATTCATTTTGTTGACCCTAAATTCTTTACTTGTCAAAAGACAACCATAAGTCAAACTCTTCGTGGTTCATATTCTAACATACTATTACAAGTTTTACAAGAGAACGCAGGATTCAAAAAATTACCAAAGACTGCATATGAAAAATGGGACGAATCAGAACCAGAACATAATCAGTTCATATGTCCTAATTGGAATATTAATAGACTAATAAAATTTTGTTGTGATAATGCAGAGTTTAAAGGAAACACAACTTGGAAGAATAGCATGTTCTTCTATCAAACACTAAATGGTGAATTTAGATTTGATAGTTTTCAGAGTATGACTGCAAGAGAGTTTCCTGTAAGTTTTAGTTATATGCCAAGAAATAATGTAGACCAAGAAAGTAGAGATGTAAACGAACCAGAATTAGGACTCAATACTCAGATATTAGGTTATAAGATTCCACAAAGATTCAATACAATGAAAGGTTTGGTAAGAGGTGCATATGCATCTAAATTAAAAACTTATGACCCTGTTAGAAAATTAGAAGAAGAGAATGTGTATTCTATATCAAAAGTTTTTGAAAGAGGAAATGATGAAGGTCATGTATCATCTCACCCTATGATAAGACCATCAGATTTAGAAGTGATATATCAAACAGATGAGATGTTAAGTTCTGCTGATTCACCAGACATGTCAGAAGAAGTAATCGATATTGCACCAGACATATCTTACGATTCATATACAATGTATAAAGTAAACATGACTAACTCTTTTTCAGATGAGGCAAAATTAGTTGATGCATCTGAGGGCAAACAAATAACACAACAAAAAGGACAAGAATATAGAGACACAGGTCATTTAGAAAGAAGAGCATTGTTATCATTGTTTGAACAAAGTTTAGTATCAGCAACAATACCTTTCAGAAGTGATTTAACAGTAGGCACAGTTGTAGATTTACAATTACCTTCACCAGAATTAAAAGTTGATTCATCATCAAATGACAAAATGCTAGACGGAAGATATCTAATAGGAAAGATGACATATAGCATCGATGTCTTTGGTGGTAAAGGAACTATCACAATGCAAGGTATAAAAGAAAGTTATGGTGTTAATGTTAAAGAATATAAACCGCTTGAAGAAGACATGGTTGGTCCTAAAATAGAAGGTGATGTATAATGGAATTTTGTTTTGGTATAGTAGAAGATAGAAACGACCCATTGAAAATTGGTCGTGTAAGAGTTCGTGTTCACGGTTATCATACAGACAATAAAGGACTTATATCATCAGCAGATTTACCTTGGTCACATGTTATCATGCCAGCATCGACTGCTGGGCTTGGTGGTTTTGGTAATCAACATAATTTAGTAGAAGGCACAACAGTCTACGGACATTTTAGAGATGACGATATGCAAGACTTTGTTGTATTAGGTGTGCAACAAGGTATATCACAATCAGGTTATTTCGAGACAATCACAGATGAACTTTTAGAGAGAAGTGTTGACAAAGGTTTCAATGACCCAAGAAGAAAAACAGTAGCAGAGTATGATGGCACAGCAGATGGTTTGAATCCACCTAGTGCGCCTGCAAGACCAAATTCTTTGGCTGCCTCATTAGATAACGCACCACAATTACTTAAAGATGCAGGTATAAAATATGATGGTTCAGGTTCAAAGAGAGAAGAGTTTACAGAGGCAGATAAAACATTACCTTACTATCCTATATCTAAAGATGCAACAGACTTAAATGTATTTACAACAGGTGAAGCAGATTACAGTTCAAGAGATTTAAGTGAACAAATAAAAGATAAGAAGACTACTATATCTGTTCTAGAACCTGGCGATGTAGATGCTGATGAGTTTGGAAGAAAAGATAAAGAGGTCACTGGTGCAAAATCAAACGCAACACCTTTATATCCTTATAACAAAGCACATTACACTGAATCAGGTCATATAGTAGAACTAGATGATACGAGAGGCAATGAAAGAATATCAGTAGAACATAGAACAGGAACTTTCTATGAAATAGACCACGAGGGTAATGAGATTCATAGAGTAGTCAATGATAACTATACTGTAATATGTAAAGACAATGAATTATTTGTTGGCGGTAAAGTCAACATCAAAGTTCTAGGTGATGCAAAGGTTACAGTTGGTGGCAAAACAGATGTATCATCTACAAAAGATTTAACAGTCACAGCACCTAACATTAAGATGTATGGTAATGTAATTAAACTTAATTCGTAATGGCAGTCACAATCAAACCAATACCAAGCTCGTTTCCTTGTCCGTCAGGAACAATATTCACTTTACCTACTAAAGAAGATTTAGTAAATGGTATAAATGATATTGCAAAAATACCTAGTGAACTTAGAGTCTTCTTAGTTGAAGTTGGTGACCAGATAACAGAAGAGGCGAAACAAGAAGTAGAAGAGGCGATTGAAGACATAGAAAAGTTTATGGAAAGTCTTGGTGATTTATTATCACCGTATTGGGAAAAAGGAACTATTCGTAATTGGCAAAAAGAAGCGAATGATGCCATTACAGAACTACTTGCAGATTTTCATACTTACATACCTACAAAGATTGCAGAGATAATATCTAAAATTGTTCCTATAAATTTCAATATAAATCTATTTGGTTTGAGTATAGACATACTTAGAATCTTTGATAAAGCATATCAGAAAGAACTTAAAGACCAGATTGGAGGTATGACTCCTGATTTTAAAAAGAAACTTAAAGAACTAGAAGAAGATTTAAAGAATGATAGAATAACCCAAGAAGATTATGATAAGATGATACAAGAACTTATGGAAGGTAAATCTAAAATCATAGATAAGTTCTTTAATCTAATACCAGAAAGTCTTAGAGGGTTCGATGGTGAGAAGTATGGTCTAAAGTGTGATGAATGGAAAGCAAAGATGACATTTCAATACATCAAAACACAAATAAAAGAATACTTAACAAACACTCTACACGCAGTCTTCGGAAAACTCATCAAGATATTTGATAAAATATGGAAACTTTTAGGTTTACCAGGTCTAGTGAGTCTGTTTACTAAACCAGATATAGGTGCAATCATTGATGGTCTGATAGAAACAGCAGTAGAGAAAAGAAAAGAACTTTTGAAAAAACTTGAAGACCCATTATTGAGTGATGAAGAGATAGAAGAGATTAGAAAACAAATCGAAGAGTTGTCTGGTGGCATAATATCAAAAATTAAAAACTTTAGTATCTTTGGTTTTAGTATAAACTCTATTATAGGAGAAATTGAAACAACAGTTCAGTCTTTAGAAGAACAAGTCACCGAGATGAAACTGGCATTTGAAGATTTTATTCAAAATTGGCAGAAGAAACTGTTATTCGATTGGGTAAATATAGTGAAAAAGTTTTTTGATAAGATTGGTTTAGGTAAAATTTTTGATTTCTTGACTTTAACATTTTGTGATGTCTTAAAGATTTTAGGATTTCCGTTCAGTATCAATGTAAAAACGCCACAAATAGAAGGAGTGACAACAACAGCGGCCGCCTAGTTGTTATAAATAGTTAAATGGCATCAAGAGATTACACAAAACCGAATTCAAAAACAACCTCAATCAAGAATGAGTATTCAGATATTGATATTATGTTTACTGCTCATCCGATTTCAGGTGATATCACTACAAAAAAAGATTCTGATGCCGTTAAAAGAGCAGTGAGAAATATTATACTTACTAATGATTACGAAAGACCCTTTAAACCAAACTTTGGTGCAAATTTAAGAGCGCAATTGTTTGAACTTCAAGGCATAGGTTCTAAAAAGAGAATAGCATCAGATATATCAGATGCTTTATCAGCACTTGAACCTAGAATTAGAAATGTAAGAGTCACTTTTGGTGAAGAAAAAGCAAACAGTATCGATGTAAGAATAAGTTATACGATTATAAATGGATTAGGTCAAAGCGCAGTTGACTTCACAGTAAATAGGGTACGATAATGTCAGTAAAAAGTTCACAAATAAATGCAACAGATTTAGATTTCGAAACTATATCTGAAAACATAAAAACATATCTCAAAGGTCAAGAGAAATTTAAAGACTATGACTTTGAGGGTTCGAATCTAAATGTATTAATTGATATGCTTGCATATGCAGGTCATGTAAGTGGGTTGAATACAAACATCGCCGCTTCAGAATTATTCTTAGACTCAGCACAAATTAGAAAGAATGTAGTATCTCGTGCAAAAGATTTAGGATTTGTTCCTGCATCAGAGAAAGCTTCAGGTGCTCAACTAGAAGTTAAGATGTCTAACATAAGAAAACCAGACGGCACAATACCTACTGCAAATGATATGACAATGCCAAGAGGTCATAACTTTGACACTGTATATGATGGTGTCACATATAACTTTGTAAACACTACATCAGTTGTTCCTACAAGAGACGGTTTGAACTTTTCTTATCCTACAGTTGACATAGTTCAAGGACAATACATAACAGATTCATTTGTATTTGATAGTCAAATAAAAAACTCTAAGTTTGTTTTATCAAATGCAAGAGTTGATAGGTCTAAATTAGAAGTATCAGTCAACTCAAATGGTATTGTATCTAAGTATACATTATCTACAGAAGTATCAACAATTACAAGTTCATCTCGTGTATTCTATGCACAAGAAAACGAAGAAGGATTCTTAGAGATATATTTTGGTGATGATGTATTAGGTAAAGGTTTAGTAGATGGAGACTTAATCAGTGCAACATATATCACTGTAGACGATATACACGCTGATGGCGCAAAGTTATTTACCATGAAAGACTCTATCAATGGATTTGCAAATGCAACGATTACAACACTTTCTAACGCATCTGGTGGTTCAGAGAAAGAAGATATAGAATCTATTAAGTTTAAGGCAACAAAGTTCTACACATCACAAAATAGATTAGTCACATTGAATGACTACAAAGCAAAAGTAAGTGAATACTATCCTAACGCAGATGCAGTTGCAG